GCTGGTTGACGAACGAGAGGAGAGTGAGAATGACTATGATCACGATGAGTGAGTTCATCAAGCTGCACAAGCTGAAGGTGGACCTGCGCGACCCCGCTAGCACGAAGCTGATCGCTAAGAAGTTCCGGGACAACGGCTACGTGCGCCGAAAGCGCCGGTACAAGGGGAAGGTGCAGTGGGTGTGGACCAACGCCAAGGACGAGTCCGAACGGTTGCAGAATCTCAACGCCAAGCTGGAGGTGATTGAAATATGAGTATGGAAAACAAGCTGGCCATCCTGCGCACCAAGGTTCTGGCACATGCGAAGGCCCTGCGTGAGCAGACGCGGGTGAGCAACCTGCGGACACAGGCTGAACTGGAGTTGGAACGCTCCGCCACTGAGCTGCGGGCCGCCGCGCACGAAGTGCAGCGTGAAGCTATGGCCGAGGCGAATAAGGACCTAGGCTCTGTGCCAGCTCCAGGGGCATAATATACGCACTACACACCCAATGACGCAGGAAATGCAGAGGCTACGCACGCGAACAATTACCACATCCTATATGACGGTGAGGGCCCGGGCCCGAGACACGATGAATCGGAAAATGGTTGGACTGCACAGCATGCTGAGCTGCCTATGCTTGACGGATGTCGCCAAGCGAACCTGACGTAACATAGAGGGCCGGTCGTGGTGTGGGCTGAGGGGGCAGAGTCCGTGACTCTTGACCCCCTTAAGTTTTACCCAAAGGAGTCGTAATGAAGATACCAGAAGAGCCATTTAGCATAACTCAATTCCTGCTCCTGAACAAGATTGGGTTTGGTAAGAAGAAATATGAATGGGCGAGGAATTGGTTGGTGCAACAGGGGTACGAAGTGAGTGGGAAGCGGCAACATGAAGAATGGCGGTCTGCATCACTTGTGAATCACTTGAATCACTTGAAGTGATTCAGGAGATTGCTAGTGTTTACAATGGCTTAGATGATATGCCACACTTGAATCACTTAAAATGACATACATTACGCGCTGTATCAATTAAGAGGAATGTGATTTTATATAGCTAACAAAATATGTGTTTCATCTGATTCAAGTGATGCAGATATCTGGCAAAGCCATGATCCGAGGTCAGTTAGAGTCTAGCCCAAGACTATTATGCCCGATTCTAGACATCCAATTCTCTGTCGGATCATCCCCATCCGGAAGACGATGATCTCGTCGTCTTGAAGACGACTCTAGGAAGACGAAAGGAGAAAGAAGACGAACTAACTAGATTGTGCACTGCAACATGGCTGTAAGCTTATGTTAAACCAAAAATTATTTTTAATATTATGTTAAATCGGCAACTATTTTTATTTTGGGGTGGTAACCTGTACTGGTACCAAATGGTACTAACTACTACATAGGTGCTACATGGGTAAGGGTAACAAGGGTAATAAGGGTAACAAAGGCAACGCGCAGGCCCCGGCCGCGCAGGCCGCTACCACCACGGTAACGGCCCCCACGGCGGTTACGGGTGGCACCGCTGCCCCCGGGGTGGTGCAGGTGCTTAAGGCCAACGCCAACCTGCGCGGCGCGCGTGCGGCGTGGTACGCGCTGCTGCTGCAGTACAATGGCAAGCCGCTTGCCGAATTTTACGCGGCCGCCATGGCCACGCCCCCCAGCGTGCCGAAAAGCGGCGTGGTGGAAAAGCCGAGCGGGTGGTTCGGGTGGTTCAAGCGTGCTGGTCTGGCAACCGTGGTTGCCCCCAATGCTGCGCCGCAACAGCCTGCCAACCCGTAAGGGTTAGTACTAAGGGTCGCACCTAAGGGTGCGGCCCTTTTTGCGCGCGTGGAATTTAACATAATATGGCGCTGGTCGTCGTCCCGACGACTTAACATAATGCGCCCTATAAAAAGACCTCCCCCGGAGTGGCTTACCAATACAAAAACAAAAAATAATACTCCACCTAGGAGTAGTGATTCTCGACTATGAAGAAGTTCACAATACTCTATATTCGATGACATCAAGAACCTCTGTTTAGTGATCATTCTCATCTAGTCGTTCTATTCTTTGAGGGAATCCATCTTCTTCTAGGACGCACAGCAGACATCGGACCTGTACGGTGGGCTCTCGCTCCATCAACGCCTTGCTTCTTTCCCCCAGCAGCACATCGTCGCCACAGCGGGGGCAGGGCACCGTTGAATACCCCCCGGTGGGTACGGGAATATGAGCGAATTTGGGGTGTGTCGTCAACTTCACGGGTATGCAGCCGATTACTCGCTTCATTTCTTTCCTTCTTCGTACCCCATGGGTTTTATCAGCCAATGCAGGGGGTGGTACAGATAGAGCTGTACTTGCTCTCTTCCCCTACGGAGCTTCATTTCTTCGATCCCTGCCCCAGTCATCTTTCGCTTCCCAGCGAGGTCAGCCACACTGGGGCGAGCGGCCGACCAGTACATGGGGGAGCAGCAGTAGAGCCTGCCCCCCACGGGGTTCGGTTTCAACGGTGCACCGCACCCGGCGCAGTGGTCAATCATTCGTGCTTGTCCCAGCCCATCGCCTTGAGCAAGTCGGCGCCGCAGGGGTTGATGCTCCGGGGGATGCTGTCGAAGGCGGCTATAACCTCGTCCATCCACTGCTTTCTGGTGATGCTACAGACCTTGAACTGACCCGATTCCTCTAGGTAGTAGCTACAATCACCCTGGACTATTTCCGGGTGGGCATTCGGGATTTTGTGGATGACAAACTGGGCGATGGCGCAGGCGCTACCATCCTCCTGCACGCCTATGCTCTTATCCCAGTTGTCGCGGAGCCACTTCTGGAACTCTTTGCGTGTGATTTCCATTACAACTCCTTGTCGGGCGGGGTGGTGTGCATCGCCAGATCCAGACAGGCCAGTATCTCCTCGTGGGTGCGCGTGCGGCGATCGTTGAACTGTGCAACGTCCATGGCGAACCTGAAGCCCAACTGTACGGCGAACTCATCCATCGCTGCATCTTCATTGTAGCCAGTCTTCCTCGCCGCCTCCATGCACGCGCCCAGCATACAATGGCCGCCGTCGCCATTGTGCAGTCGGTGCTGGATCCACTTTTCCGGCTTTTCCAGGAGTTTGCGTACCTCCCACAGGAACTCTCGCATTTTCATGTCAGCAGGTCTCCAGAAGTTTGACTGCGTGGGCACCGATAACGTCGGCCTCTTGGCCGTCGAATCGATTGATGAACTCTCGCGCCCAGCTAGGGGGCGCTAGAACTACCTCTCTCTTGATTCCGTACCACGGTCTGTACTCGTAGGTGATGCAACTACGGGTGACATTGGGGACTACCGCCCCCTTGGCCTTGAGGTATTCGGCGATGGCGCAGTGCTTAGACTTGCCACGCTGGCCGATGACCTCGGTGCGGTGTTCCTCCAGCCACTGCTGGAATGCAGATTTGGTGAGGCGAATGCTCATGCTAGCACCGCCCGCTTTTCGGCCGCTTCTGCAGAATTGCAACTTCAAATAGCGACATAATTCGCTCCTTGTGTGAAAATGTGTGCCATTGCCCCGATCCCTATTCAACCCGTCGGACGGCTCCTACGGCACCAATCGCCTTTACGGGCGAGGTCACTCTGCTACTACGTCAGAGTCACTTACGCGGCGGGGTTGCTCAAGCTGAATGGCAACCTCCCAAATCTCTTTTTCCTTGATCCAGTTGAGCGCGCCGCCCACGGGCTCACGCTCACCGGGGCCCTCGGCGGGGAATACGACCACCATAACGGCGCAGCACTCTTCTTCGCCGTCAAGTAGCGGGCGCACATGCGCGTCGTTTAGGGCCTGCGCTACCGCACGACTGAAGTCGTGGTAGCCCTGCATAATGTCCATCATACTACGTACACCTCATCTTCCAGGGATGTGTGAAAATCTTGTGGGATGCCCTTTTTGAGATCAAAGCTTATGCTCTCTTCAGGCACCACCCTACCGTCGGTGTAGACCGTGATGATGTAGTTGTCGATAGGGTCATTACTTCTGTCAAAGGCTATGTGAACCATTTCTTCCAAGCCCCCCTTCCACATCTTGGGATCAGGACATCGGTCACTAATTTCAGTCATCAGTGCCCGCACCCACACTTTGTGGTCGCTGGAGATACCAAGAACTTCAAGTTGGGGGATCCATCGCATCGGACTCATTGTATTAACCTCGTGATACACCATGCAGAACTACCAACTGCGAAAAGTTTCGCTACCCCGCCTAGAATAATCAGCCGGGGCGGCTTGGGCACGTCTATACGAGCCCATATGTGGTCTGCCTTGAACGCCATCCACAGCGTGTGGGCGTTGATGCCGAGCAGTATGAGCCACCACAGCTTCAATTGGTGCCTCGGTCTTGCGCTTCCATCATGTCGAGCATCTTCAGGGCATTATTCAGCGCGGTGCGGGTGATCGCTATGTGGTCTTCGCTTTCGTACGACCCGCCCATCGTGGCTACGCGACCGTTGTTATCCATAAGCAGGATAATGGCCTGCCCCACCACGGGACCGAAGGCGTGGCTGGTGAACTTGGTCAGTTCCCGCAGGGTGGTGGACACGATGCGCTGCACGCGGTCGGAGTTTTCGTGCGCGATTTTCTTCTCTTCTTCAGTGAGCTTGGCGCCCACGTGGTACACTTTGTCTTCTTCAGGCACGGCCAAACATCTCCTCAAATTCGCCCGGCGCAAGGCCGGAAATCATGAATTCTCGTTGCTCGGGGGTCAGATTTGGAAAACAGTCCTGGATCAGCCCCCCGTTTTTCCACCGAGCAAGCTGCGCGGGGGTAACTGGTAGGTCAAGGGTGGTTTCAATGCCCGTCAGGGGGCTGCGCTTGGTGATGTTCATTTAGTTCTGGTGGTATTCGCGCCTGCCAACCGTGAGCGCGCTGGGGTCCGAACCCATGAGCTTCAGAAGTATGGCTGCCGCTGCGTCGCGGCAGCCCTCAGCCCAAGCATCACGCTCCGCCGTAGTCTGATATTTGGCAACGGGCACAGTGGCGAGATCGATAACCCGACCTTCGTCAAATGTGAACCGTGCAATCCACTCGTTACGGTCGGGATCCAGCCCAAGCTGGAACACAAACTTAACCTCTTGCATCATTGCATCCCCGGTATTCTTCGGAGTTTTTCCGTTGTTTGTATTTCGCCTACATCAATTCCCAGTACATCTTTATTGTACTCGCGCCAGATTTCCTCTGACCTCTTGCTTTGCTCGTTAGCCCACGCGCTTATTTCAACGGGGCTCGCAAAGTCGGACACCTTCTTGCGAGCAATCACTAAAACAGGCACGCCGGGTTTGGGCGAACGGAGGGAAATGCCCGCCGTCAACACGCCTTTGTTCTGGGTGACCGTGAAGAAGTACTCGTGCTTCTTTAGCATACGTTAAACCCTCGTGTAAGTGCCTACTTACGCAGGCGTAGGTTAGCACGGCCCCCCTTGTGGACCAAGCGCGGAGTGTGGTACACTCCGCCGATGAAAGAACTCGTACCCTCTGAACCTGAATTCACGGAAAAAGTTCTTGAATATCAGGATAAGATGGGTGATTTTCTCTCCGACCAAGCGAAGTTTGCACAAGTTGTCAACAAAGTACCCAAACGCGGTCGTGACCGTGAACGTTTCATGGCCGCCCTTGCTGAAGCTTTTGAAATTATTGGGGGTGTGCCACGACTTGCCCTCTGGGCGGACCGCAATCAGACCGAATTTTACAAAATTCTGTCCAAGCAGGTTCCGGGGCTAGTGCAAAACGCCCTCATGGTCAAGGCCAGTGGGCCTGTGACCATTGTTTCTGCTATTCCGCAATCTGTTTTAGACGGCGAAGCTACAGAAATTCCTCAGGATGAGTAACCCGGACAATGAAATCAAGATTGCTTACGAGCCACGTAAGCAATTTCTACCATTTCATCTTCGGTCAACTCGTTTTGCCTGCTTGGTGGCTCATCGCCGAGCAGGAAAGACTGTGGCGTGCGTAAATGAACTCGTAGCACGAGCTATTTTTTCTAAGAAAAAGCGCCCGCGCTACGCATATATAGGCCCGCTGCTAAAACAGGCGAAAAAGATCTCTTGGGAGTACCTTAAGGAGTACACAAGTGGATTGGAAGCCAAGAAACCCTCAGAATCCGAGCTCACCGTCCGGCTCAGACACAACGACAGCGAAATCACCATCTACGGCGCCGACAATCCTGACGCCTTCCGTGGTCAGTACTTCGACGGGGTCGTTTTGGACGAGTATGGGGACATGTCTCCTTCTGTTTGGTCTAAAGTTCTCCTCCCCACCCTCGCGGATCGGCAGGGCTGGGCAGTATTCATTGGCACCTTTAAAGGAAGAAACCATTTCTACAAGGTCTGGCGTCAGGCTCAGGGTTTTGACCTTCCGGAGACGATCGACAGAGAAGAATTCGTAAAAGACTGGTTTAGCATGACGCTGAAGGCGTCAGAAAGCAGGATTCTTCCGGAATCCGAGCTTGGTCTTCAGCGTATGCAGATGGATGAGGAAGAGTACCAGCAGGAATACGAATGTAACCCCAATGCGGTCGTAAAAGGCACGTACTACTCCAAATTCATTGCGAATTTGGAGCAGAAAAGGCAAATCTACTCCGATGCAGCCGAGCACGACCCAGACCAACCTGTAGAGGTCTTTGCCGACCTCGGCTTTACTGATTCTTCCTCATACTGGTTCATCCAAAAGCGACCAGACGGCATTGCCGTCATAGACTATATCGAAGCTCATAGTAAACCTCTATCTTACTACTTCGACGAACTGAAAGCCAAGCCGTATCGGTATTCAACGATTTGGCTCCCGCATGATGCACGAGCTAAATCATTGCAGACTGGGCGCAGCACCGTGGAGCAGTTTCTGGCGGCGGGATTCCCCATTGCCATTGCTCCAAACATGGGTATACAGGACGGAATTGAGGCCGTGCGCCTTATTCTGCCCATGTGCCATTTCAATTACCGAACTGAATATGGCGTAGAGGCTTTACGTGCGTATAAAAGATCTTGGGACGAAGATCGAAAGGTGTTTTCTGACGTACCTTACCATGATTGGTCTTCGCACGGCGCGGATGCTTTCAGATATCTCGCTCTGGTCGCTAAAGAAATTAGAACTGACGACAAAAAAGACAGACGAATCCTAGATTCAAAGCCGCAAATCCAATTAGAACCTTTGTTTCAAGATCGTGAGCGGCGCTTGCGTCTTGTAAGGAATAGAATATGAGCAAGCAGAAAGAGCTATACCAGCACTGGATTAAAGAATTCCAGACTGCTCGTAAAAGCATCAGTAAGTGGCACAAGGAGGGAGACAAGACCATTCAGAAGTTCTTGGACGACCGCCGCGGAGATCTTAATGACTTCGGAGAAAACACTACTAGACTTAATCTTTTCCACGCAAATATTGTCACGCTTATGTCCATGCTGTACGGGCGTGTTCCTAAAGTTGAGGTTGCGCGGCGATTCTCAGATGCAGATGATGACCAAGCTCGTGTCGCAGGTCAAATCCTGTCCCGAATGCTCAACACTGATATCGAAGAGGCTGGAGAGGAGATTGCTAGCGTCTTCAGACAATGTCTGCAGGACCGCCTCATCCCCGGAATGGGAACTGCTCGAGTTCGTTACGAATTCGAAGAGGAAGAAGGCGCAATAAGCAACGAATGGGTTTCCATTGTCTACACCCATTGGAAAGACGTTCTCTGGTCGCCCGCGCGCACGTACGCCGAGTTGCGCTGGAAGGCGTATCGCTCTTACTTCAGCAAAGAGCAGGTGAAGCAGCGATTTCCGAAGGTGGATGTCGACAAGTTGTCATTCACCAGTAAGGGGCCGCTTGCCAAGGGCAAATACGACAAAGAGGACGAAGCTAACCCGCAGTGTGAAATTTGGGAGATCTGGGACAAAGAACACCTGTGCGTGTATTGGTGGACCGAAGGGTACGAGAAGATGCTCGACCACTCGGACGATCCTCTTGAGTTGGAAGGCTTCTGGCCTGACCCGCCCCCCATGGTGGCGAATCTCACTACTTCGCGGTACATGCCGCGGAGCGACTATGCCATCAGTCAAGATCTGTACAGCGAAATTGATGAGTTAGAAACCCGCATCACGATGCTTACCCGAGCCTGTAAGCTTATCGGCGTGTACGATAAGAAGCAGGAAGGGATTCAGCGTATGTTCACAGAAGGGGTTGAGAACGACCTTATCCCTGTGGACAACTGGGCCATGTTCTCCGAAGCAGGGGGCATTGATGGCGTGGTCAACTGGATGCCTCTGGCAGACGTGGTGAATGCTGTCGACGTCTTGACTCAGAAGCAGTCTGAAAAGATTCAGAAGCTTTATCAAATCACGGGTATGAACGACGTGATGCGCGGCGCGGCGCAGCAGTCGGCACAGCGTATTTCGGCCACCCAGCGACAGTTAGAGGCTAACTACGGATCTATCCGTATTGAAGCGCTCCAGAATGAGTTTGCCCGGTGGGTTGGCGACTTACAGGCCCTGAAGGCCGAAATTATCGCCAAGCACTTCCAGCCGCACTGCATCATCCAACAAAGCAACATCCTGGCTACGCCTGATGCTCAGGTGGCCCAGCAGGCTGTTGAACTCATCAAAGCTCCTGGGGCAAGTCGGTGGCGTATTTCAGTTCGTCCCGAAACCCTGGCGATCGCCGACTATGCGCAGTTGAAGCAGGAGCGCGTTGAGTATCTCATGGGAATTGCTCAGTTCATGCAGTCGGCCGCCCCTATGCTGGAAATGCAGCCCGCTGCGGCCCCCTTCCTCATGAAATTGATGCGCTGGGGACTTGCAGGGTTCCGTGGAAGCAACGAGATTGAGGGGGTGGTGGACCAAGCCATTACGACAATGGAAAAGGCGCCCCAGCAACAGAAACCTGACCCTCAGGCTCAGAAAGCACAGATGGAAATGCAGAAGATGCAGATGGAAATGCAGATGCGTATGCAGGAGCAGCAGTCTGAGACTCAGCGCGATGCACAGAAGCATCAGGCTGAGATGATGCAGATGCGACAGAAGTTTGCACTTGAAATTGAAAAAGCTCGTATGGATATAGAGTTTGAACGTGAGAAACTCATGCTGGATCTCAACGCCAAGCGAGTAGAACTCGGCTTAAAGGTTCAGGAAACCGCCATTGAGGCGCAGGCCAACCAGCAGGAACAGGAAGCCCAATTCGTTTACAATTCAGCGGAGCGAGAACATGAGGCGAAGGTTCAAATGGAATCCGGAGACGCAGACCTTGATCGAGATAAGCAGCGAGCAAAGCTCAAGCCGAAGCCCGCTAATAATGCCTGACATTCCGGATTTCGTATCTCCCATTGACGGTAAGGTTGTTCATGGTCGCGCGGGGTTGCGGGTGCATAACAAGACCCACAACGTGACCAATGTGGCAGACTTCGAAGGAGAATGGAAACGTAAAGCCGAAGAACGTCAACGGATGTTCTCCGGAGATCGTGGATTTGATGCCAAGCGACGTAAAGAAGCAATTATTCGTGCAGTAAATAAGCACTGGAGGTAGTATAATGGAACGCAGAGAGGTCCTTGAGGCCGCATACAATAAGCTGGAGGGTGACGAGCCCGACGCACCAGAGGTCCACGATGAGCCACAAGCGCCTGTGGAGGGGGAAGCACCGGATACGCCGCAAGATAAAGCGGTGGAAGGAGCTAAAGGACATGCTGAGGACGGAGACGACAAATCTGAGCCTCCGAAGCAAAAAGAAGTCAAAGAGGATAAGAGCTATCAGCGAGCGGCCGAAGCTGCCGCTGGACAGCAACCTGACTCTGGAGCAACAAAGCCTCCTGTTTCTTGGAAGACCGGTTCCAAAGCTCAGTGGGAAAAGCTTCCGCTGGACGTAAAGCAAGAAGTACTGCGCCGTGAAAAAGAAATCAGCCAATACATCTCGCAAAACGACCACCACAAGCGGTTTTCGGACAGCTTCAGCAAGGTGGTGCAGCCGTACAGCCACCTGATTCAGTCGCAGGGGAGCACCCCGCTGCGCGCGGTGCAGAATTTGATGGCGACGGCTGCTGGCTTGGCGACCGGCAATGCACAGCAGAAGGCCGCTATCGTAGCAGAGATCATCAGCAACTACGCCATTGACGTAAACATGCTGGACCGAGTCCTTTCGGGCAGTGTGCAGACCAATGGTGGGCAGTTGCCTCAGCAGGCGCAGGTTCCCCCTGCGATGCTGGAGGCACTGAAGCCCGTGTATGGGTTCATGGATCGCATGAATCAGATGCAGCAGGCCCACGAGGAGCGTAAGCGCAGCGCCGCCACTGCCGAGGTTGAAAAAGCCGAGGCTCTTCCGTATTTTGAAGATTTACGTGAAGATATGGCGGATATCCTTGAGCTGGCTGCCAAGCGGGGTATTGATCTCACCATTGAACAGGCACATGAAAAGGCTGTTGCCCTCAACCCGGAAATTGCTTCGCAAATCAGCAAGGAAAAGAGAATCCAGGAAGCCCGCGTCACCGGCACACGGCTTGCCAAGGCTCGTCGAGCGGCCAGCACGATCGTAGGCGCACCGTCAGGGGCCCCCGGCGGAGCTCAGGCTCCTAAAACTCGTCGTGAGGCGCTCGAGGCGGCTTGGTCCGAAGCAGATAGTAATTGATGGGAGTTGCATTACTTAAAATCCTGTGTTAGCATCCGTTTCGCGAGCTCAAGACTAGGATTACCCATCCGGCACGGAAGTAGTCCCCAAGGCGAGAGACTCAGTAGAGTAACTTTCGTATCAACAATCTTGGAGGACTATTTCCGTGGCATTCCCAAATGTCTCTGATTTGGTCGCAACCACAATTGAGTCGCGCAGCGGCGAAATTGCGGATAACGTGACCAAAAACAACGCGCTGCTGAGCAAGCTCAAGCAGCGTGGCAATATCCGGACCTTCTCCGGCGGCACCGTGATTTATGAGGAGCTCAGCTTCGCAGAAAACGGTAACGCTGGCTACTACTCCGGTTACGATCTGCTCCCGGTAGCAGCGCAGGATGTACTGAGCGCTGCCCAGTACGCCATCAAGCAGGCGGCCGTTCCGGTCGTCATGTCTGGTCTGGAAATGCTCCAGAACGCTGGCAAGGAAAAGATCATCGACCTGATGGACGGCCGCATGGCCGTTGCTGAAGCCTCACTCGCCAACCTGCTTGCCTCGGGTATCTACTCGGACGGCACGGGCTCCGGCGGTAAGGAAATCACTGGCCTCAACGCGGCTGTTCCGGTCAACCCGGCGACTGGCACGTATGGCGGTATCGATCGTGCGACTTGGACCTTCTGGGCCTCCAAAGTCAACAACACGTCCGGTATCACTGCGGCCACGATCCAGGGCGCACTGAACACGTTGTGGGCGCAGCTCATTCGTGGTTCTGACCGTCCGGACTTCTTGGTCTCGGACAATGCGGTCTGGGCCCTTTACATGGCCTCGCTTCAGGCGCAGCAGCGCTTCGTGGACGTGAGCACGGGCAACCTTGGGTTCCCGAGCATCAAGTACATGGATGCTGACTACATCCTGGACGGCGGTATCGGTGGGTATTGCCCGACGGGTACTCTGTTCATGCTGAACACGAAGTACATCTTCTGGCGTCCTCACAAGGAACGCAACATGGTCCCCCTCAGCCCGAATAAGCGCTACGCGGTCAATCAGGACGCGGAAGTGCAGATCCTCGGCTGGGCGGGTAATTTAACCACGTCGGGCGCCCAGTTCCAGGGCCGCTTTGACAATAACTAAGAGGTTGCTATGTCTGGTGCAATTATCGGTATCAGCCCAACTCAGATCACAGCGGCGACGGCTACTGCCGCCTTCCGCTTGGGTACGCGGGGTGGGTATGATCATCCGACTCTCGGTTATCAGGAGTTCGTGTACGGACGTGCTAACGGCGCTGTCACGGGTCTTGGCTATGTCTGCCTGGAGCAGACCGGCTTCGACTTCGTGATGGCTTCCACCACCACGTCCGCGCCCGGTGCCTCTGGACCGGGTACTCGTGTTGGCGCAGCGCAGGCTGCTTTGGCTGACAACGAGTACGGATGGTTTCAGGTTTACGGCAAGGGTTCTCTTCGTACTGCGGGCGCGGCTGCCATTGGTACTCGTCTTAACACGACGGGTACGGGCGGTGCGCTGGATGACGACGGAACAGCGAGTTCGGAACAGATCTTCGGTGTGGTTCTACTCACCCTTACGGGTGGTGCGGCGACCAGTTCCGATGCGATGTTCTCCTACCCTGTGGTCGGTATCACGCTGTAGTGGTCTGGGGCGGGACTCAAAATCCCGCCCCTTCTTTGAGGTAGTTATGGCGAAGAAACTTTCCCAGCACGCCGCTCAGGCACAAACCAACGCCGCCGCTGTCGCTACCGCGATGGCTGGCGGACACACCACCGCAGAACTCCAGGGTATGGCTGAAGTGATGAAAGTCCTCAGTATGCGCCCGGATCTTGCCTCCACGGTCATCAAGCTGTGCGATCAGACCAAGACTCTTCCTGAGTTTGGTTAAATGCTCGCGAATGAGATGACATTCGACGCCGCCTCTGGCTCCGTCAATGCGACAGTCGGTGCTGCCACCGCTGCCGATAGACAGGGACAGGGCGGTTTCGGGTTTATGACTAACGGAGACCTCGCTATTGACACAGATGCCCCCGCTGGGGACACCTACGTCAAAGGTCTTCGTCTAAATTCTAGCGGTGCCGTCTATGGCACCACATCCACCAATGCCAGCGACGCATGGCTTGAGGGAATTCGAATTTCTGCCTCGGGACAGCTTGTCTACGAGGTAGCTGCCGCAGTAGGGTATACGAGTGGGAACCCGTACACTGCTACCGGAGTTTTCTCAGTAATTTAATAAAGGAAAATTATATGCGCGGATTGTCTGAAGCAAGTTACGAAATGACAGAAGGGGCCTTTAATCGCGGACAGTCGGATAAGGCCGACGAGAAGCTTCTCGTTCAGTTCTCTCTGTACCCCCACCCCAACAAAGAAAAGACGGCTGCCGAAGGGCGCCCTGTTTTTGACGAGAAAGAGTACGTGATGATCATGGTTCCTGGAGATAAGGAATCCATTGTTCATCGCCCTGCTTGGGAAAAGGACCGTCAGCGGTTCCCCCGACAGTACCAAGCTTTTAGGAACAAGCAGGATCAGGCCGCTGTCAGCGGCACCCCGCTGCGCTCCGTTGGGTTTGTGACGCTGGGCCAGATTAAGGAACTTGAATACTTCAACTGCTACACTGTGGAGCAGCTTGCGAATATTTCCGATGCTCATGCCGGTAAATTCATGGGCATCCAGAAGTTGAAGCAACTTGCCAATGACTACTTGACGGCTGCCAAGGAAACGGCCCCCCTGACGGCCATGCGAGCCGAAATGGACAAGAAAGATGCTCAGATTGCTTCAAACGAGGAAGCTCTTAAGGATCAGGCTCGGCGCATCAAGGCTCTTGAAGAATTGATCACCAAGACTGCGGAAGACACCGTACGAAGCACTAAGGTGAAGTAATGGCGCGTTATGACACAGCCGCGAATATCATCAACTCAGCCGCTGTTGAGTGTGGTCTTACGGCTGTGGCTGACCCATTTACGTCATCTGATCCGGCGTTCATTCAGCTCTGCCAATTGCTGACTAACACGGGGCGTGAACTACTGGGCCTGTACCAGTGGAACAAATTCGTGAAACAGCACTCAATTACGACTGCTGTTCCCCCGGATACGGGCAACTACGATCTTCCTGACGACTTTGCGTATTTCATTGATCAGACGGGCTGGACTCCGACAAATGCCGGATTAGGCCTCCCTCTTGGCGGCCCCCTCTCCGAACAAGACTGGGCCTACCTCGTCAATACGAATCTGGCGTCCAGTACCATTTTCGTATCCTTCAAGATGTCTGAGGGGCAGTTTCAGGTTCTGCCTCAGCCGCCCCCGGATGGCATCGAAATCAACTTCAAATACATCAGCCGGTGGTGGGTGGCCGACGCCACAACCACCACGGGAACTAAAGACCGAGTTGAGGCAGCCGATGAGGTAGTTCTTTACGAACCCATCCTCATCACTAAGTTCTTAAAGCTTCGCTTTCTGGAAGCTAAGGGCTTTGACACCACGGCTGCGTCTATGCAATTTCACTCTGTATTCATGCAGTGGACTGGTAAGGACGTATCTGCCCCTGTACTCAACGCCGCCCGTATGCGACTGTTCCCGTATCTGGGCTGGCGCAACATCCCCGAGACTAACTACGGACTCCCCTAATGCTCGGCTATAAGCCCTCGGGCATCAACATGCCGAGCCAGCAGCGCTCGCAGCCGAGTAAGATACCCGCCCCCATGTCTGGGATCAATGCCCAGTCTGGGTTGAGTGAGATGGCCCCTGATGAGGCCATCTTCATGAAAAATATCTACCCTGCGCGGTATGGCTGTCGGGTTCGTAGTGGCTACACGGAGTATGCGACTAACGTCGGTACTGGAGGGACTCGCACCATTATTTCCTATGTCGGGTCGGACCCCACAGAGGATAGGCTTTTCGCTACTGGCGAGGATGGAATCTATGATGTCACCGGAGGCGGTGCTAGCCCCACCCTTGAGCTGGCATTCGGGTCCGTGGATGCCGAGTCCGGTTATGGACACTGGGCCGCTATGGTCACAATTGCCGGGCATTTCCTTGCGTATTGCGATGAAACTAACGGATACAAGCTTTACACTGAATCTACGGGCAACTGGACTACAGTTGCCATGGGTGCTGGGGCAGGAGAAGTTTCTGGGGTGGATCCTGCCTCCTTTGCCTTCGTTACCCTCTTTAAGAGCAAACTGTGGTTCGTAGTTAAGGACTCCTCGCAGGCGTGGTATCTACCAACAGGGTCAATTGCGGGCACCGCAACCCTCTTCGACTTCGGTAGTAAGTTCAAACATGGAGGAAACCTTGTTGCCCTCTACAACTGGACTATTGATGGTGGCGAAGGTATTGACGACTATTTGGTGGCTATTAGCTCTACTGGCGACGTTATCATATATAAGGGAAATGACCCCTCTTCGGCCAGTGATTTCGTCCAACACGGGCAGTGGTACATTGGCCAAACTCCTGTGGGTCGGCGGATTGCTGGGGCTTTCGGCGGTGAGCTATACATTATTTCTGCATATGGGCTCATTCCGCTCACCAAGCTGATAGCGGGCGCCCTTATTCAGCAAGAGGATATTTACGTTTCCCGTAAAATAAATCCTCTTATAAATGAGCAGATGAAGGTGTCGCGTACCTCCCTTGGTTGGGAAGTACGGCTGGTTCCTGCGGACAATCTGCTCATGATTGCCACCCCCAAACGCACAGGGCTGGACTATCTTCAGTTCGTGCAGTCCCTAAATACAGAAGGGTGGTCCACCTTTTACGACATACCCTACCTCACAGGAGACACGTGGTTAGACGGATTCTATATTGGAGACGAAAATAACCGCGTGCTGCTGTATACGGGCAACGCTGACAACGTGGCGCTGGATGGTACAGGGGCCACAGACATTGAGTTTTCCAGTTTACAGACCTTTCAAGAGGAAGGTACTGTGGGGGCGTACAAGCGAGTTCAGTTTATCCGTCCGGTATTCGTAGCCTCTGCGGCCCCTGCGTACATTGCTGAGGCACGTTACGACTACAACCTGTCCGAAGTATTCGGTTCTCCGTCTTCCTCTACTGTTTCTGGCGCCTTGTGGGACTCGGCTGTTTGGGACACTGATCTTTGGTCAGTCGGTATTGCCCCTATTGATCCGCTCAGGGGTGGTAGTGGGATGGGGCGCACTATCGCCATTGGCATCAACGGAAATTCTCAGGCAGAAACTATCCTGGTGCGTACTGACATCCATAGGGACCAGGGATGGACACTTTAGTAAGGAAGGCGACCCATGAAGAACTCATACGGCTCTGCAAAGAACTCCCCTACAACCCTACCTCGGGACTTAGAGGGATTACTTACGGCGAGGGTCTGGCAGTCGTGGCGTACGACAACTGGACCCACAACGCAGTCCACATGCACTGTTGGTCTGCCGCTACCAGACCATGGTTTGACAAACGATTTCTCAAAGAAATCTTTCGATATCCCTTCGAAATCTGTGGTAAGGGACTTGTAATTGGCGCAACGCAAGGTGATAATGCGCCAGTTTTAGAGTTCTCTCGTTGCCTTGGGTTTGTTGAAACCTACAGGATAAAAGACGGGTGGAAACTTGGAACCGACTTGGTCATCCAAGAGTTACGACGAGAAAATTGTCGTTGGCTAGGATGAGGTAAGTTATGGGATTTCTAGGTAAGCTCTTAAACCCCATTAGCCATACGCGAGACATGGCTCGTGGACTAAAGGCTACGGCCAAGGGGGACTACAACCGGATGTTGGATCCGGGGAAGTTTCTACTCCCGTCGTCTAAGACCCCGCAAGCCCCT